CCTCCTCGGGATGAGGAGTGTACGCCTCATGGAACTGCCCTCATGGTGAGGAGGCACGATGAGGAACTTACTCCTCATGGTGAGGAGGCGCACTTGCGCCGTCTCGAACCATGAGGCCGCTGCCGTTGCGACAGCTGCTGCAAGCGCAGCATGTCGTCGCCGATCAATGCCTCCTTCTTGGCGCGCGACCACCGCTTGATCTTTCGCTCATTGGCGATGGCATCGGTGATCCGCTCAAACCATTGCGCATAGACCAGGCTAACGGGCCGTCTCGTTTCGGTGTATCCCTTGTGGAAGCCGGAATTGTGTTGAGCAATTCGGACATCAAGTGTGGTGCGCGTGGTGCCGGTGTAAAGGCTGCCGTCCGCGCAGCACACGATGTAAACAAACGCCCCGTCCGACATTGATCTGTGGCCCTGTTCTATTGGTCTTGTTCTCTCGGTTTTATTCTCTCGGCCTCGTCCCTCGAGACGCGGCCAAGAGGCCGCTCCTCGGGATGAGGGTTTTCCTCATGGTGAGGAACACGGCGCAGCCGTGCGTCTCGAACCATGAGGCCTCGTCCCGCGCGAGCATGACGGAGTGTGAGCCGAAGCGCATCGCGTTCTGCGCCTTCAGGAACGACGTGAGTGTTGATCCCGACCTTTTCCTGGACCACACGATCGCCGCTTGAATTTTCGGCTTTCTCGTGATCTCAACCGGTCTTGCTTTGCGCAATACAGGCAAGACGGATATTAGGACGCAACAATGGCCCGCAGGTTCTCCGCGCCTTATCAACTGGAGCCGGTGTCAGCCCTCGCCACCTGGGCGCGGTATCTGGCCATCTTTTCCCTGGTCGCGGTCGCCGTCTCGATCATGACCATCCGTTTCGGATTTCTCGAATTCAGACCGGCTTTAGCTACGTTTCTCGGTGCGCTGGGGCTTGCCGGATGCTCGATTGTCGTCACATTCGCAGCCTTCGCGGCGATCTGGCAGAATGGGTCGCGGGGCATGGGACGCATCCTGGTTGCACTGCTGATCGACGCCGCAATTTTGGCTTACCCTGCTTACCTCGCCGTCTCCTTGACGAACCATACGACTTTCGTCGTCCACGAGAATAACCCATAAAAACCTCCTTTTTTAATATAATTGCAAAATTGCATAACCAAACTTATTTCATAGCACCAGAATATCTTAAAATACTTATTAAGGCATCAGTAAATGGCTTAATCCAAGAAGCATAATCTTTAGACGTTTGACGAAACGTATCAATCTTCAACTGTAAATCCTTAAGACCAGACTCAGTACGTACAAGATGAGTGTCAGCAATAATCTTATCCATCTCAGCATCTATTTTTTGCATCTGAGAACTATTCAAATTCATCTGAGAACTCTTCAAAGCAATATCCTTTTTCTCGAGTAAAATATCCTGTAAAACTTTATCAACATTAGGCTTTAACATAGCATTTTTAACACGAGCATCAGTATCCATAAGGTTAGTTTCAGCCTGAGTACGAGCAACACCAGACTTTGCAGCAGAAATATTTGTATCACGCAAATCAGTCTTAAAACCCAAATCAAATTTAGAGGTATCAGTATTCTGCAGTATGTTAGCTGTCTCAGCTTCTTTAAGAATCTTATCCTGAAGAATTACATCATTTGTAGCCTTCAAATTATCAATAGTAGCTTTCTTAACCTCAGTATCATAATAAGTATTCATAGCTTGAACAACACGACCACCATCAAACTGTGGAGCTTTCCCTTCATAAGACCCGGGAGAAGAAGAACGAATATTCGTAGACGAATTACCAGCAACTGTACCAGAACCATAAACAAGATTAGGATTCAATTTAGCAGCCTTCAAGCGCTCCATTTGAGCCTGTGGAGCATTATAAGTATTCTGCATAGACCAATCAGAAAGAGCATCAGTGCGCTGACGATTATACATTTTTTCTTGCCAGCGTCGATTAGCACGATTAGTTAAACCTGTAGAAATTGCATTTATACTCTGGCCGACTATCTCGGCCCCTGCAGCGAGTAGATCACCTGCCATATATTTCTTTTTAAAGATTTAAAAATTCATTACAATTAAGACATCATTGCGAAGAGCGGCATTATTCGTCGCTCTGATCGTCCGCTGCGCTACCTCCCTGGCTCCTCATTATGCCTGCCATTTTAGCAATGGTGTCAATTAGCACTAATATATCAAGGATAGTTAGTGCCAACATGTCAGGATGACAATTCAGGGGCTCCGCCCGGAGTATTCAAAAGGGTTAGGATTAAATGAAAGACAGGCCTGCGGCCGGCTAGTAATGTACTTCATAATCATTCAGGTTTAAGATCAGTTACAGTAGTACGAAGAGCTTCGTCCTTCAACTTAGCAAGGCGCTCACGAACACCAGCATCAATACGATCAACCATCTCTTTTTCAGCCTTAGTCTTAGCAAAAGCTGAAACACGAGTACGAACTTCAACCAAAGCATCAGCAACAGAATCAATATAAGCAGCACGATCAATAAGATCCATACGATCAAAATCAGGATGAAATTCATCACCCTGATACAAAGCACCACGAGATTCATCAATAGGAAGTCCCTTACGATGACGAGCAATCATATCTTGTATAGTCATAGCAAGACCAGGAACAGTCTTTGAAGGCTCTTTATTTACTTCATAAGACTTAGGAAAATCAACAGCATTTAGCTGATGTTTAATGCGAGGTAACACCTCGCCAGTTTCTTTGTTAATCATAATTTAGTTTTTAAAGATGAAAAATACATTTTATCAAAAGCAGCATCAATAGAAGCTTGCTCATTCCACAAATCACGCGTAGTCTGACGAGAAATTTTCAACAATTCACGATCATTATTAATAATAGCATAAGCATCACGTATAGCAGATTTTTCCAACTCAAAATACAACTTATCCTTATAATAACGAGGCATAGCCAACTTAACACCACCTACAACAGTACAATACATACGATTTACTAAATCTTCAACATGCCAATTACAATTCACTTCATTAAGATAAGAACTTCCAAGACCTTTAGACATAAGAGCAAACTCAGGTAAACGATCATCAACCTCAGAAATACGGAAACGTTTCTTCTGCTTAGACATATATTTAAGAGTATAACCAACAGAAGCTCCACTAACACTGCCATAATAGATATGACCACGTTTCCAAGCATCATTAATCAATTCAAGCTTAGCATTAAACAAGATTGCATGATAATGTGGTCTAAGCGTTCTTCCACCATATTCACCGACAAGATAGTACTTGATAGGTACCAAAATTTCTTCCTTCTCATGCGCCTTCCGCAACCTCTTAAAAAATAACTGTGTGTCTCGCTTGAACAACGTAAGTAAGCCACCACTGGTAATTGGAACATATTTACTATCATAAGTTAAAGTTATAAAATGAGCAGATAATGAAATCTTTTCTTCCTGCAGTAAACGAAAAGACCAACCAGAAACACGTCTGGCTATACATTTAGGACACTTGCCACAAGGCACAGTAACTCCCCTTTTAATTAATTTAATGGGTTTATAACACATTAAAAAGTAGGTGTACCATAAAAAGGCAAAGCACGAACAACATTAATATGATGCATCAACTGACAATAAAGATGATCAACATCAGGATCAGTAACAGCAAAAATTCGATCCGTAGGATCAGCATTAATAAATGCAGCATTCAACACCGGAGGATTAGCAGGATCAAAGATCCTGGTCATCGTCCAAAAATCAAGATTACCACGAAAATCTCCACACACTCTACCTGGTAAATTCTTATACTCCATATAACGAGGAGTATAACCAAAAGTCTGCTGACTTAAAGCATTCTGAAAAGCCATAATCTCACGATTTTCAATAGCCTGTTCACCAAGATTAGAAAAAGTAGGCCAAGCCAACTGAGTTGGATCAGTATACTTTAAAAAATGTTTAGGAATACCCTGCTGATAAGAAGTACGAGGCATCACCGATAAAATACCAATAACATAACCATGCTCAGTCGCAAAATACTTACCATAATTACCTTCATTATAAGAAACACCATGTCCAGCCATGGACCCTTGAGGAGCTGAATCAGTACCAGTAGTATTTAAAACTTCTGAGATCTGAATAGGATTTTTAACACCAACGATATACTCAGAACGTTGTAACCTGGAATCCTGAGGACGAACATTAAAATGAGAACGAATTAACTCACTATAACGAGTACCACCACGAGCATTCTTCTCAAGCCACTCCTGTAATCTATAAGCCAAACGCAAATCATTAATAGTAGTAGAAGCTGTAACCAAACTACCATCAGGATCATACGCCTGCTTTTTAACATCACCTACAATCTCAATCTGAGCAGGTGAAACAGCAGCATTCTGAATAACTGCAGCACCAAAAGTAACATCATCAGGATCAACAAAAAAAGGAGTAGAATCAGCATCCCAATTAGACTTCAACTGAACTTCACCTAATGGTAAATCAACAGGCTGACCTTTCTGAGCAAAAGGCAAAGCCTTAGAA